TAGTAAACTCTCTTGTAGTTTTTTGTAAACCCTTTTATCGAACTTCCTGGTTAATTCATCAGCATCTTTCTTATACTCTTCATTTGTAAAATAAAGTGCGTGACATAACTCATGCTGAAACAAACTTCCATTTATTGATTTAGTTCCGATAAGGTAGCCGTATTCTGGCAGGTTATATACTATATTATACATAAAAGTATCATAAGGAGTTTCAGTACAAGCGTAATCTAAACATTCCTTTGCTACACTTACAGGAACATTAAAACCTTCCCAATCTTTTGGATAAGTAAAGCTGCCACCATCAGCGTATTCCCTGATAAAGTCCCAAATGTTTATATGCTTACCCTTATACTTTTTGCTTTCGTAAAACTCAGAAACTCTCATAAAAGCCATAGCCCTATCAAAGTCATTGTCTATTACTAATGCATAAATCTTATCAGTTACCTTGTGTAGCTTGTGTTTTATTTTCATATACTATATTGTTTAGCTATTGCATCAGCAATTCCAGGGAATGTTTTACTTCTTAATCTTTGCCTTTCTTCTTTACTTTTACCATATCCTTCAGCGTACCAAGAAGGATGAGACTTGCCGCTTGCAAATACAACTCTATCTCCTTTAGCCACAATTTTTGTAGGAACTAATAAAGGAAGATTCTTTAACCATAAACAAGTAGTCTTTGTAGCTTCGTCTCCAAACATATATGGCTGAATTATTTGGTCAGGCTTTCTCCACATAGAACTTAATAATCCTACAGGATTTTCTATGCATACTTTTAGTATCTCGCATTCGTATAAGGCTTTTACAAATTCAATACTATCTAACATATCTTTTCTTCTGTTAGGGTATTTAGGATGCGGTCTTCTATCGTCGAAAGGAAGATGTTTGTCTTCTGGATTTGATAGCCATTGAACAGAAGAACCTGCTAAAAAAGTACATGGTGGGTGGGCAATCATTAAATCCCACCCATTATTAATTACATTAAATACATCTTCTTTTATGTGCCACTCAGGATGTCCGCCACTACAATCTAACAAGTCGCAAGAGTAAGCTTCATGCCCTAATAACCTAAAAGCTTTTGTTATTGTCTGAGACTCTTCGCAGCCAATTAATACTCGTAATTTTTTCATATTAATACTCCCATGTTCTAGTGATTACAATACCGTATTCTTCCTGAGTTTCAGAATCTAATGCAGTAACAATAACATCATCAACTCTACAAGCAGATAGTTTTTCAATCTGTCTTGCAAAATCATCTAATACAACACATTCTCTTCTTATAGAAAATTCGTCTGCTATTGCTTTTACTGCTTTTAAGCTTAATGAATGCACATCGTCAATTATTTTATTATAGTCGTCAAGGAATCCCGACCTTTTAATAACTGCGAATAATTCTCCTTCACAAAATAATGCATAGTGTGTATGGTTCATATTATTAAAATGGTGGCAAGTCGTCTACATCATCAGACGTTGCAGGTTTATAATCAATTACTAATTCTTCTTTTAAGAAATCTCTATCAAAAGGAAGTTTATCAAACTCATCTGTAAACTCAACTCCGTATGACATCTTTAATTTAATAGGCCTATCCTTTGGTGTTACATCACCTCCAGTCTCTTTATTCCTTTGTTTGCTGATATGCAACTCGGTTATCATCCATGTCTCAGGGTCCTGTATATTTCTATTAGTTGTAATGAATACATCAGCTTTGTTATAAAGAAGTGCGCCTCCATCAGCATCGGCAGCAAATGGCATAACCTGATTCCCATCTTTCCCCCTTTCTCTTTGAGATTGAGTCCTTGAGTGAATAGATAATACTAAGCTGATATTGGTTCTCTTCGTAAACAAAAGCATATTAGTATACATTTCCATCTCATGTCCATACTTATTTCCGTTGTCGCTTCTTAAAGCATTTACAGGGTCAATAAGAAGTCCTTTGATAGAATGGTATTTAGAAACACTTTGAGTATAGGAAAGCAACTCTTCGTACTTGTACATGTTGTCGTTATTGACAAAGAAGAATCTTTCGTTTACCCAAACCATAGCCTGGCGAAAATGGTGTTCTTTAATCTCCTTAATTTTCATACCACAATAGAACTCTATCAGCTTCATTTTAACAGTAGCTACTCTATTCTCTCCGGTATAAATTACCCATCCCCAATCGTACTTTAAAGCTGAAATAAAGGACAGCCAAAAGCCAACTGAACTTTTTCCCACGTGAGAGTGACCGAGTAAAGCATAGAATTCTCCTTCCTTTAAAAGCAATCTTGAGTCCATATAGTCGTACCCAAAAGGCAAACCCATAGGTATTAATCCTGAACGATACTTTCTAATAAACTCCTCGTCTGTTTTGTTATCAGAAAGAAAAGATAACTCGTCCTCTACTATACCAATCTCTTCCATAGCTGATTGTTGGTACTTAGCTATCTCATTAATAGGCATGAACTGTCCTGCCTTAATTCCATCTTCAATAGCCTTGTACTCAATCTCTAATTCGTCACGTTCAAACTTCTTGAATACTTCATGCTTTAATACTTCAGTAGCAATAGATTCTTCTACAATACCTCCTGCTACATAACCTCCTACTAAGTAAGCAGACTTGATAACTGCGTTATGTCTTGCGCCAGTCTCCGCCATTCTAATCATCTTGGCTGCTATGTCTAGCTTTCTGTAGTCAGTAAAAGAACCTGACAACTCTATACCTTTAAACTCTTCACGCTCTACTAAATCAAAGAATGTCTTTGAGTCTTCGTTAATTAAAAGATTCTCATCGTAACTCAAAAACAAAACTCTTGATGGATTCCTAGCCGTAGTGTCGAACATAGGATAACGCTTTAGCAAGGCTGAGTAATGTTCCTCATGCCTGTTACCATCAGCAATTTTAATTAACCCATGCACTCCTGTGCCGGAAGGAGACTTCCATACTGCATAAATGTAATCGTCTTGAATTAAATCAGACTTTAATTTTTCTACATCTTCTACATCATCAATGTCAAATGCTACCAATTTAGAATGAACAGATAAAGACTCATCGTTTCTAAAACTTTTATAATAAGAACCATCTTTTCTTCTATGAGACATTTCAATATCAAACCTACCTGAATATATCACACAGGGAAGCTGCATTTTCAAAGCTCTAATTTCAGACTCATCTGTAGACTTTCTTATCCTAAGTATTTCATCTTTCTTTCTTCCATCTTTAATAGCACCTAAAACAGACTCTAATGATACATAAGATGGCTTATCAACCTCGCTATAATGTTTGAATACTGTTACTTGCATCTGTATCTATTTTACCGTAAAGATTGTCATAATGATTTTTAATCTTGTCATCTATCTCATCTAACTCAGCCTGTATCTCAGGATAAACATCTCTTAAATCGTTTATCTTTTTGATATGATTTAATACAGTTGCATGGTCGTTTACACCTACATGAATAGCTATTTTGTTTAAGGTAAGTAGTGTATACTTATGCAAGAAATAAGAGGTGACAGAACGAGGGAAAATGTATTCCCTCTTTCTAGTCCTTTTAGTTATATCTACATCATACTTATCCTCAATAATTCTTTTAATTACCGAAGGCTCAACTATCCTTTCAACAGCCCTAGGTTTAGAAGAAAACGAAATCATACTTTTCATAGTATTTATTTGTTCCTCCACTAGTTTAAACTTCAACGAACTTTCAGTAAACATTTTCAAAAGTTCTTTATTTGATACCATAACTAATTCTTTACCCAACCTGGGAGTGAGATAATAGGTTTCTTATTATTTAACTTGTACCAAAAGTCATATGACTGTGTAAAAGACTCAGGGTGTTCTAAAGCGTAATTAAACGCAATACAAAGCCTTTCTAGCTTATTTGTGCCGTAATCGAACCAATCACTATCCACGCCAATTAAACCGTTGTAATAGGGCTGATTCTTCTCTACAACGTAGAAATGAAAGTTATCTCCGTAGATAGCAGCCTGCAAAGGATAGTCGTAGTTAAAAAAGTCTTTGTTCAAGTCAGTGGACGCGGCACTTTGAACTGTCTTAATATCCACAATCATATTGGTAGTCTGAATGTCTTTGATAAAGACAAACGGCAACCCAAACAATTCTTTTTCTTCTCTAGACTCTACTGTAACGGCATCAGAAATGATAGTAACAAACTCTGGATTTTCTTTTACTAGGTTTACCAAGCTGTAAACTTCTGAGTAAACATCTTCGGGTAGAATCTTTTTACCATTAGCTTCTTCTTGAAACTTTGCATAGGCTTCTTTATCAGCAGTCTTTCTCATATCAAACTTAGGCGATACAATAAACTCTTCTTTAAATTTATCTTCCTGTAATAAGGCACAATGCAAAGCGGAGCCAAAAATAAGGGCGGGAGTTTCCTCCCTTTCCTTATTCAGATAATTAATATAGTGTGCCGGGCTGAT